GTCGAAAATACGATAAAACGAGAGATAATTAACCATATTTGGGAAGATGTATGGCTAAGAAAAGCGAAAACAATTGGATTTTTGCCTATTATCAGAGGGTCAAAGACGGATCTGAAACGGTAGGCTTATATATCAAGCTTCTGCTGAGTTATTTGGTTGATGGGATGGCTCAGAAGAAGTTTTTTTATGACCAGAAGAAGGCCAATGATGCGATTGAGTGGATTGAAACGCATGCTTTCCACACGGAGGGCAAACTTGCACCGAATCCGTTGATTTTGGAGCTGTGGGAAAAGGCTTTTGTGGCGAGTCTGTTCGGAATCGTCAATAAAGAGGGTCTGCGACAGTTCCGGGAAGTGGTTTTAATCATAGGCCGTAAGAATGGTAAGTCATTGCTTGCGGCAGCCATCGCAAAATATGAATGGTGGCTTGATGGTGGCTTTGGTGCCAAGGTTTATAACATTGCACCCAAGTTAGATCAGGCCGACATCATCTACAACAACATCTGGCAGATGACTTTGCTTGATCCTGAGTATCAGGCATTGAAAGAGGCTTTATCGGAAAAGGATTATCACAATAAGAAGGTTAATGATGATTCTATTCTGCCAAAGCATAGGATGTCGGACCTTTACATCACGGCAACCAATTCATCCGTTAAGAAGATTGCATTTTCTGCCAAGAAGTCAGACGGATTCAATCCGAGCCTGTGTGTATGCGATGAGATTGCATCATGGGAAGGTGATGCAGGTCTTAAGCAGTACGAAGTCATGAAGTCAGGTATGGGCGCAAGGGATGAGGCCATCCTTTTGTCATGTACCACATCCGGCTATGTTAATGACTCAATATACGATGAGATTTTTAAGAGGTCAACAAGGTTCCTCAAGGGTGACAGTAAAGAAACCAAGCTGTTGCCTTGGATATTCATGATAGATGATATCGAAAAATGGAACGATATCAATGAGCTTCGCAAGGCCAATCCGAATTTGGGTGTGTCGGTCAGTGTTGACTTCATGCTTGAGGAAATTGCGATTGCGGAGGGATCACTCAGCAAAAAAGCTGAGTTTATGTGTAAATACTGCAACATCAAGCAGAATAGTTCGATGGCATGGCTTGAGGCATCAACAGTTGAAAAGATGTCCGGGCCTGCTCTTAGCCTTGATGATTTTAGGTCTAAGTATTGCGTGGCAGGCATTGACTTGTCGCAGACCACGGACCTTACGGCGGCAACAGTTGTGATTGAGAAAGATGGTGAGCTTTATATATTCGCAAAGTTTTGGTTGCCTGCCGAAAAGATTGAAGAAGCAACGGTCCGTGATGGCTTGCCATACAACATTTATATACAGAGGGGTCTGCTTGAGCCTTCTGGGGATAACTTTGTTGACTACCACGATTGCTATAAATGGTTGGTCGATATGGTGCAAGATTTTGAGCTATTGCCTTTGATGGTTGGCTATGACCGATACAGTGCGCAGTATTTGATTCAAGACCTGAAGCAGTTTGGCTTTCAGTGTGACGATGTTTATCAGGGTGATAACCTTTGGCCTGTCCTTCAGGAGATGGAGGGCCTTTTTAAAGATGGCAAGGTTCATATTGGTGACAATGACTTGCTGAAGGTTCACCTGCTTAATTCAGCCATCAAGATGTCAACGGAGCGAGGCCGTGGGAAATTGGTCAAGCTCAATGCCAAGGATCATATTGATGGTGTGGCTGCACTTGCAGATGCGTTCTGTGTTCGCCAGAAGTGGTTTGGCGAGTTAGGAGATAGATTGCAAAACTAATGAGGTATAACAATGGGATTCTTTGATTTGTTTTTCAAAAGTGGACCGAAACCAAGGGGTAAATTTAACGGCACTTTTAAGATGCTTAACGGCTATGAGCCTAAATTTACTACTTGGAATGGTGGCATATATGAGTCAGAGCTTATTCGGTCGGCAATTAACGCAAGAGCAGTGCATGTCAGCAAGTTAAAGCTTGAGATTAGCGGTACGGCAAAGCCTGCACTTCAAAACAAACTGCGGAAGGGGCCGAATGAGTATCAAACTTGGTCACAGTTCTTATATAGGCTGTCCACAATCCTTGATGTACACAATACGGCATTTATTTGCCCGGTGTATGACAAATATGGTGAGATAAGCGGTATTGTATGCCCATTGCCGACAAGCTGCGATGTTGTGCAGTACGGTGAAGTGCCTTATTTGCGGTATGAGTTTACCAATGGACAGAGGGCCGCTATTGAATTGGAATACTGCGGAGTCATGACCAAGTTCCAATACAGAAATGACCTGATGGGCGAAAACAATCATGCATTATTCCCCACGATGGATTTGATAAATATACAGAATCAGGGCATTCAGGAGGGTGTTAAGTCAGCGGCAACATATCGGTTCTTTGCACAGGTAAATAACTTTACCAAAGCCGAGGATCTAAAAGCCGAGCGCAAGCGATTTACGGAAGAAAATTTTGGCAAGGAATCCGAGGCAGGCGGCTTGTTATTGTTCCCGAACACCTATCAGAACATAAATCAGGTAAAATCACAGCCGTTTGTTGTTCAGGCTGATGAAATGAAGCTGATTGAGAAGAATGTGTATCAATATTTCATGGTCAACGAGGATGTGCTTCAGAATAAGGCCTTTGGTGATGCTTGGTCGGCATTCTATGAGGGTGCGATCGAGCCTTTTGCCATTCAGTTTTCTGAGGTTCTTTCGCATATGCTGTTTACTTTCCGTGAGCAGGCAAGCAATTCGGTCATGCTGACAGCGAACAGGCTTCAGTACATGACTAACGAGGACAAGCTTAACGTATCGAGTCAGCTTCTTGACCGTGGAGTTATGAGTATAAATGACATCCGAGAAATATGGAATCTGCCGCCTGTTGATGGTGGTGATGTCAGGATCATCCGTGGCGAGTATTGGAATGCGGATGAAAAGGTAAGTGAGGAGGACAACAATGAAGGACAATAAAGAAATAAGGGCCTTTACTTTTGAGGTTAGGGCAAAAGAAGATGAAAGTCATGGTCACATTCTGGAAGGCAGGCCGATTGTTTACGATCAGCGCACGGATTTGGGATGGCATGATGAAATAATCGAAAATGGCGCATTAACGGACACCGATTTGAAGGATGTCCGTTTTTTAGTTAATCACAACACCGACATGATACCGCTTGCACGTTCCCGGAACAACAACGAGAACAGCACCATGCAGATGTCCGTTGATGATGAAGGCATGACGATAAGGGTTGATCTTGATGTTGAGAATAACGCAGAAGCAAAGAATCTGTATTCAGCAGTGAGCAGAGGTGACATCGATGGCATGTCATTCATGTTCAAGGTTGATGGAGATAAATGGGATGACATTGATTCCGAACATCCTACACGCACTATTACTGCCATCAGTAAGGTGTTTGAGGTATCGGCAGTGACCTTCCCGGCATATGAGCAGACATCGATTCAGGCAAGAGGACTTGGCGAAGCATTGGAGAATGCGAAGTCATCGCTGGAGAGCGCAAGAGCTGAAGCCAGAGCGATAGAGCGCAAGAAACAAAAAATCAGAATTTTATCGGAGGTATAAGTCATGGAATTAAAGGAAATGACCATTGAGCAGCTTGAGGAGCGCAAGAATGCAATCCTTGGCGAGCTTGACAACGAAGGTTCTGACCTTGATGCCCTTGAGGCAGAAATGCGCAGCATTAAGGAGGAGCTTGAGATGAGAGCAGCGGCAGAGGCTAAGAAGGCCGAGATCCGCAAGACAGTTGCAACATCACCTGAAGTAAAGGTGGTTGAAGAAATCAAAGAGGAGAAAAGAGAAATGAAAACAAACGAAGAGATCAGAGCATCACAGGAGTATGTTGATGCGTTTGCTCGTTACCTTATATCAGAGAATGATTCAGAGGTAAGGAGCCTTCTTACTACACAGGTAAGCGGAACAGTTCCCGTTCCCGTAATAGTTGATGACATCATTCGTACCGCATGGGAGAAGTCAGATATCCTTTCAAGGGTTCGCAAGACTTCTATTCGTGGAAATCTTAAGGTTCCTTTTGAGCTTTCGGCAACAGGAGCATGGGTACACACTGAAGGTACTACAGCACCTACCGAGGAGCAGCTTGCACTTGGTATCGTTGAGATGATCCCCAGAAATGTTAAGAAGTGGATTCGTGTTTCTGATGAAGCAATCGCTATGGGCGGCGAAACACTTGTAAGGTACATCTACGATGAGCTTACTTACCAGATCATAAAGAAGCTGACCGAGCTGGTTATTGGTGACATCAAGAATGCATCTTCATCTGCATCATCTTCAGCAGTTTCTGCTCAGAAGGTTACACTTGCACCTTCGCTTACCACAATAGCAAAGGCATATGCAAACCTTTCAGATCAGGCAGAAAATCCTGTCATCATAATGAACAAGCTTACATATGCAAACTTTATAGCAGCACACGCAGCAGGCAACTTTGCTTTTGATCCTTTCAATGGCTTAAAGGTTCTGTATAGTTCTGCTCTTCCGGCATACGATTCAGCTTCAGCAAATGCAGTATACGCAATAGTTGGCGATCTTCGTGGTGCGCAGGTTAACTATCCCGAAGGCGAAGGCATCATAATCAAGTATGATGACAAGTCTGAGGCAGAGGCTGACCTTGTTAAGATCGTGGGTAGGCAGTATGCAGCACACGCACTGACAGCATGCGATATGTTCTGCAACATTGCTAAGCCTTCAGGAGCTACATCATAAGCATGAAGGTTAAGCTTTTAAGGGATGCAAGGATAATGCATAAAGCTGGGGAAATCATTGAGGTTTCCCCGGCAGAAGCATCCTTCCTTACATCAACAGAATCGGCTGTGGAAATTGTAGAGGCTGTCAAGGTTCCCACGGCTAAGAGCGAAGCAAAGGAAACAAGGAAGAAAAAATGAAGCTTTTGATAGCTATTCCCACAACAGATTATATGCATTATCGCTTTGTTGAGTGTTTGACTAAGCTTTTAAGACGGTTGGACGAGGATGAAGTGGATTACGATGTGTTTTTCCAAGGCAACACACTTGTTTATGTAGGCCGTGACAGGCTTGCACAAAAAGCAATGGCTGATGGTTACACGCACATGCTGTGGCTTGATTCTGACATGATTTTTACGGAGGACCTGCTTGATGACCTTATGTTGTCAGGTAAGTCTTTTGTCACGGGAATCGCACACGGCAGACGGGCACCACATGCAAGTTGCTTGTTTACGGAGATTTGGCCCGGATGCGCCAGATGGGAAGGTTGCGAATATCCAACTACTCCATTTAAGGTTGCAGGCTGTGGTTTTGCTTGCGTCCTGATTGAAACAAGCATCATTAAGGATGTTTGGGCGCATCATGGTACCTGTTTCTTTCCAGAGCGAGAGCTTGGTGAGGATTTGGCTTTTTGCCATCGTGCGGCAAACCTTAAGCATGAAATATGGGTTGAGCCTACGGTAAGGCTTGGGCACATTGGACATATAACCATCTATCCCGAATATCGGGAGCAGTATGAGAATAGCATTCAGGGCTTTAAAGAGGTAATGGAACATGCTAGACAGAGTTAAATTGGCATTATTAATATCAGACAATGACTTTGACAGTGAGCTTTCGGACTTAATCAATGCGGCTTGCAAGGATTTAGGCATTGCAGGTGTAGAGGGCCTTACGGTTACAACATCTTCAAGCGATGCCATTATTATCCGGGCCATAATTACATATTGTGGTTATCAGTTTGAGCTGATGCACGGTTCGCTTGACAGATCGCAGGCATTTAAGAAGTCATATGATGAGCAAAAGGCTCAGCTTGGCATGTCAACAGGATATACGGTGTGGACAACATGAATAAAGCAAAAAAGATTAAGTTGATCGCAAATGCATATACTAGCGACAGTATTGGTCAGTTAATTCCGACTAAATCAGAAAAGTCAGTATTCGCAATAATTCGTTCTGCAAGCCAGAGCGAATTTTTTAATGCAGGTGAAAACGGATTGAAGCCTGACAAGGTATTTGATGTTCTGATGACGGAATATGAGGGCCAAATGCGTGTAAAGTACGATAACGATTACTATTCGGTGTATCGGACCTATCTCAGAGATGATGGAAGGGTTGAATTGTATACCGAGAAGAGAGTGGGTGATTAAATGACACTCGCAGAAGTAAATACGATGCTCATGGGCATCAGTGGTTTTGATAAAAAGGTAACTTATAGGTCATTCCCGGTTGGGAAAGCACCTGCACTGCCTTTTATTTGTTATTTGGACACATCCACGCAGAATTTTGTCGCTGACAACAAAGTTTATGCCGTTATTCAGGAAATTGATGTTGAGCTTTATTCCGAATTTAAAGACACTGCATCCGAGGCTTTGATTGAAGCAGCATTTGCTGCCAACAACATAGTTTGGGAGAAATATGATGAGTATCTTGAGGACGAAGAAGTCTACGAAGTTATCTACACCTTTACCACAAATCAATAGAGGAGGAAATCAACCAATGGCTGATAAAGTAAAATTTGGTATTAAGAACGTCCATATATTCCCTATTACTGCATGGAGTGATGGAGTTCCTACATACGGCACTGTTATAGATGTACCCGGTACCGTTTCACTTACACTTGATAAGAATGGCGATACCAACGATTTTTATGCAGACAACATCAAGTATTATACCTCTGTAGCCAATAACGGCTATTCAGGATCACTTGAGGTTGCTGTTCTGCCTGATGATGTCAGGACCAAGATACTTAACTACACAAAGGATTCAAAGAATGTTCTTGTTGAGGAAATGGCAGAGCCTACACCTTTCGCTATGACCTTTGAAGAGGATGGCGATCAGAATGGCACTAAGTTCGTGCTTTACAACGGCATGGCTACAAGGCCTTCACTTGACAAGTCAACCACAACGGATAGTAAGGAGCCTTCTACTCAGACTCTTGATGTAAACTTTGCACCTTTAAAGAGCGGCAGAGTTATGGCTATGACCACGGCAACAACCGATGCAACGGTTCTTACCAATTGGCATACTGCTCCTTATATTCCTACTTCAGCTACAACCTAAAGAAAACGGAGTTTTATGAGATGAGCAAAAAAGTCAAAGTCGATAATTTAGCAAGTGAGCTGATGAAAGCACTTGAAGAGTTTTCGGATTTTACCGATGAGGCTGTTGACAAAGGAGTTTCTGAAACGGCAAAAGATGCTGTTAAGAAACTCCAATCTGCTCATCCGGCTGGAAGTGGTCAGTATGGTTCATGGGATAAGTCATACAATAGAGGTTGGACAGTAAAAAAGACCAAGCGAGATAAAACCGCAACCATTCACAATGCTACGGACTATTCACTGACACACCTGCTTGAGAAGGGCCATGCAAAGGTTAATGGTGGCAGAACAAGAGCATTTCCACATATTGCACCTGTTGCGGAAGAGTGTGAGGATGCGCTGGTAAAAAACATCAAAAAGTACATTTAAGGAAGAGGTAAGGAAGATGGACAAAACAATCACTATTGATGGTCGGAAAGTAAAGTTCCGGGCCACGGCACGAACACCACGATTGTACCGAATGCTTACAAATCGTGACATGATTAAGGACATGAACATCTTGTCCAAGGCATTCAAGGAATCTAAAAAGAGCAAAGATGACGGCGGTTTTGGTAACTTAACCACAGAACATCTTATGATTTTTGAAGATTCGGCATATGTAATGGCAAGACATGCCAATCCTGATATGCCAGAACAAACGGCAGACGATTGGCTTGATACCTTTAATATGTTTGACATATATGAGATATTTCCACAGATATTTGAATTGTGGAATCTAAACACAGTACAAACCGCAGAAAGTAAAAAAAAATAGCACCAAGGGATAGAGAGCCTAGCGGTGCTATTTTTATGCTCAGATGTGCAGAGCTTGGTTTATCATCACAGGATCTTGATGAATTAAGTATTGGCATGGTTATGGATATGCTGACCGAAAAGGCAAATGACCATGAGAAGTATGCAATTAAGGCACCGGGTGGTAGTTTATCATCATTCTTTAACGGCAAGCTTGATTTAGGAGAGTAACATGGCAACAACCAAAATCCGTGGAATCACAATAGAATTAGGGGCCGACACTTCTGGACTAAGTAAGGCCCTAAAAGAAGTCAATTCTGAAATAGGCAAAACTCAAAAGGATTTAAAGGATGTTGAAAAGCTTTTAAAGCTTGATCCCAAAAACACTGAGTTGCTTGAGCAGAAACAAAGGCTGCTCAATGATCGTATTGGCGAAACCAAAACCAAGCTTGAAGCACTTAAGCAGGCACAAAGTCAGGTTGATTTAAGCACAGAAGAGGGGCAGAGGCAGTATGATGCCCTTACCCGTGAGATCGCATCATGTGAAACCGAGCTGAAACAACTTGAATCACAGGCAAACAAATCAAAACAGGCTCTTGAGAAGATTGGAGAAGCAGGCGAGAAGCTTAAGGATATAGGTGGCAAGGTCACAGATGTTGGCAAGAGTATGACCACGCATGTTACCGCTCCTGTTGCGGCAGCAGGCGCAGCCATAGTCAAAACGGCAGGTGATTTTGAGCAACAGATGGCAAAGGTCAGTGGTATTGCACAGGCATACGGTGATGACCTTGATTCTCTTAAACAGAAAGCACTTGAATTATCCGAAACATCGCAGTTCAGTGCGACAGAGATTGCACAGGCTTATGAATACATGGGCATGGCTGGATGGAATACCAACCAGATCCTTGCTGGTACACCCGGTATTCTTGATTTGGCAACGGCATCAGGCGAAGATTTGGCACAGGTATCGGATATTGTAACCGATGGTCTTACTGCATTTGGCTTAAAGGCAGAAGATACATCACGATTTGTTAACGTGCTTGCAGAAGCGGCTCGTTCATCAAATACCAATGTTGGTCTGATGGGTGAGTCATTTAAGTATGTCGGCCCGGTTGCAGGTGCAATGGGTTATGAGATTGAAGATGTTGCTACCGCACTTGGATTGATGGCAAATAGTGGTATCAAGGGTAGCATGGCAGGTACATCCCTTCGTAACATGCTTCAAAGAATGGCAAAGCCTACCAAAGAATCACAAATGGCTATGGATAGGCTTGGATTGTCATTGACCGATAGCAGCGGCAACATGCTTTCGTTTGAGGAGATCATGGACCAACTTCGTGGTAGCATGGGCGAAATAAACATGCCACTTACCGAATACAATCGTCAGCTTGATGAATTGGATGCGGCTCTTGAAGATGGCACACTGACTCAGAAGAAATATGACGATGCACTTGAGGAGTTAAATAAAGAAGCCTTTGGAGCTGAAGGAGCTGAAAAGGCAAGAGCGGCTGCTATGCTTGGTGGTACCAGAGCAATGGCAGGCCTTATGGCTATTTCAGAAGCCACAGAGGAAGATTATAAGAATCTTAAGGATGCCATTAAGGGATCATCGGATGTCATGGTTAAGACTGCTGATGGTTCTGTTAAAAGGCTAAATGAAGCCTTAGAAGATGGTGATGAGATTATTGAGGAATTTAACGGAACGGCGGCGGCAATGGCAGGTACCATGAATGATACCGCCAATGTCCAGATGAAGCAGTTTACTAATCAGCTTCAGAATCTTGGCATTCAGTTTGGTCAGACAGTTTTGCCGATGCTTAGTAAGGTCATTGATAAGCTGAGCGAGTTGCTTAATAAGTTTAAAGACCTGACACCTGAACAACAGGAAATGATTGTTAAATTCGCATTGATAGCGGCTGCGATCGGCCCTGTTCTGGTTGTCTTAGGTACTTTGACATCTGCACTAGGCAGTGTTTTGACAATTATACCTGCGATTGGTGGCGCAATAGGTACTGTGGCAGGCTTTATATCAACAACAGCTATACCTGCACTTGGTAGTTTGGTTGCGGCAATTGCTCCTGTTATAGCGGCAGCGGCACCATTTATAGCGGCAGCAGGCTTAGTAGTTGCGGCAGGTGTTCTTATTGTTAAGAATTGGGATGAGATAAAAGAAGCGGCAAGGGTTCTTGTTGAACGTACCAAGGAGCATTGGGAGAACTTCAAACAGAGTTTTTCAGAACTTGGCAGCAAGATAAGCGAAAAAGTATCAGATATCAAGGGTAAGTTTGAGAACTTCAAGTCAAACGTGGGCGATGCCATGAGCGCAGCCAAGACCAAGGTTTCTGATTTTGCTATGCAATGGGCAAGCAAGTTAGCCGACTCGGGTTCCAAGCTATCAAGTTTCAGCCAGACGGTATCAGAAAAGTTTAATTCCATCAAGGACGGTGTTGTGAAGTGTTTTGACGGAATCAAAAACGGAATCAAGACACCCATCAACAGTGCGCTGAGTTTTGTTGAGAAGTTTATCAATAACATGATTGATGGATTTAACAAGCTCGGCAGCAGGCTTGGTAAGTTGGAATTTGATGTTCCTGATTGGGTGCCTGGGGATTTAGGCGGCAAGAAGTTTAGCCTTGGCCTTCCTGAGTTAAGTCATGTTACTCTTCCAAAACTTGCATCGGGCGGTATTCTGACGAGCGGTTCAGCCATTGTCGGAGAGTCAGGCCCCGAACTTTTGACATCACGGAATGGACAATCCATCGTTCAGCCTCTTGGTGGCACAAATGGTGCGGCAGAATTAACAGGATTACTTGAAAATATATCCGTTTTAATCGCACAAGGTCAGAATCTATACCTTGATGGCAATACACTTGTAGGCCAGACAGCAAACCGCATGAACGATGCACTTGGCAACATTGCAATAAGGAGCGCAAGACGATGAATGAATTATCGAACGGCATAAGCATATATGTTGAAGATACAAACAAAACATATCACACATTAGATGATTGGGGTTTTGCGCTAGGAAATAATAATTATATCTCTGACCCTCAGATGGAAACCAATTATATTAATGTGCCGTATCGCAATGGTTTAATAGATGCAAGCACTGCATTAACAGGCAGGCCTGTGTTTAAGAAAAGGCAGTTATCATTTTCACTTGGTGGTGAAAGACCACGCATGGGATGGGATTCAACCATATCTATGGTTAGGAATGCACTGCATGGTCGCATTTGCAAACTTACTCTTGACAATGATCCAAATTATTATTGGAGAGGCAGAGTATTTGTAGAAAACTTTGACAGGTTTAGAGGCTTGGGCACGTTTCAATTAAATGTGCCTAATGCCGAGCCTTACAAGATGAGCAATTATACTTCATCCGATCCGTGGCTCTGGAATCCTTTTAGCTTTGTTAATGGAATCATAACCTACCACGATGCGTGGACAGTGACTACAAGTTTAGTTGTTACCATTCCGGCAGGCTATATGCCAACAGTACCAACATTTGTAGTAAGCGAAAAAGTTGGCACTTTAACAATGTCCTGTGGTAGTAGTACATATACTTTGGATTCAGGCTCAAACACCTTCCCTGAAATAATGGTAGGTGGTGATGACGATGTTTCACTGACTTTCACAGGCTCAGCAAAAGTTCAGATAGTTTATAGGAGCGGCTCACTGTAATGTATAAAATCACAGTACAGACCTTAACAGGTAATGAACATACAATTTATGTACCGGGGAATGAGGATTATGTTGTCACTTCTGCGGTACTTTCTTTAAGTGTGGGCAGTGTTGGTGAGTTCAATTTTACTGTGCCGCTTAGTAATCCGAGATACAGCGAGATCGTTGACCACAGTATCATCACAATTTATGAGGATAATGCCGAGATATGGCGAGGCGAAATCCGTGATATCAAGCAGAATTTTGACAAGTCGCTGAACGTATACTGCCTTGAAGATATGGCTTGGCTTGGTGAATGTGCGGTTGCTATGACTTCTATCACCAATCAGACATATGGTCAGAGGTTTTCGGCTGCAATTGCTACATACAATACCAATCAAGTTGCCAAAAGGCAGTTCACGGCAGGTATTCTGACATCCATTACCACTACCGATATGTGTACTTGGCAGCCACAGTATGAAGAAGATTTATTGACATGCCTGCGGAATTATATTGCCGATGATGGTTATGTACGCATCAGGAGAGAGTATTCCGGGGGAGTGCTGACAAGATATGTTGATATTGTAAAACTATCCGATTATGGCGAACAAGCCGACCAGAAGATAGAATTTGGGAGCAATCTGCTTGATTTTGTTAAGGAAATGGATGACACCAATTTTCTGAATGTCATCTATCCTTACGGAAAAGAAACCGAAACACCTTTGTATGGCGAAATCATGCAGAGGACAGTGGGCACTCCTCAAGAAAATGCCGCTTCAATAGCCGCATTTGGTAGAAGAGAACGGTCCGTAATATTTGAAACAGATAGCATTGCCAAACTTAATAGCCTCGCTCAATCATATTTAAACAGATATAGTCAACCGAGCATGAAGATAGAGGTCAAGGCTGTCGATCTGGGAAATATTGAGGTTGTTAATCGGATTCATTTGGGTGATTCTGTTAGGATTATTGCCAATACGTTTGGCATCGATCAGTGGTCTTATGCGACTAAACAAGAGCTTAACCTTCTCAATATTGCTGACAATCAGATAACACTTGCGGATGCAATCCGGGTGCAGTCGCTTACTTCGCAGGTTATAGAGCAGGCACAGGAGATAAAAGAAGCTCAAACACCTGCATCAGTTCTGGACGAGGCAAAACGGAATGCATGGTCAATAATCGAGGGTGACAATGGCGGCATCGTTACGTTTGATGTCAATGGCGATGAGCAGATAGTTGGGATTCATATTGCAAACAATCTGGATTTGTCGCAGGCCACAAAGGCATGGGGTTGGAATATTAACGGCCTTGTATATCTGCATCGGACATATCCAAGTGATAATTGGACAGTTGGTATTGCCATGACCATGGATGGTCAGATTGTTGCGGATTATATCACCACAGGTGAAATGTCGGCTGACAGGATCAATGGCGGTCATATCCGGGCGAATCTGATTACTGCATTGAATGGCAGTACAACAGTTGGGGCCAATACGCTTAATGATTTTGCCACAGACAGTGATATCAGTGATGCGGTCAGTAACTATGATAGTACGCTTAACCAAGCGAAAGTCTTTAACAAACTGACCAACAACGGACAGACACAGGGTATTTATCTTGACAACAACAAGGTA